CACATCCCCACAGGCGGAATGGCTGTCAAGTTCTTCTCTTCCACTGTCGTTAAGCTCTGGTCGTCTGAAGCTGAGGCAAATGCTATTAAGGCTGGTGTTAAAGTTGGCGACAAGATTATCGAACAAAGAGTCGGAAGACCAGTTAACTGGATTATTGATTACAACAAACTCGGCCCCCCTAATCTTTCAGGACAATATGACTTCTACTTTCAGGGGGAAACTGTAGGTGTAGATTTTGTTGGCGAAGTCCTAGATGTTGCAGAACAACATGGAGCAGTTGAAAAGGGCGGAGCATGGTATACTATAGAAGGAGAAAGATTCCAAGGTAGAGCTAAGGCTGTAGCTTGGCTAAGAGAAAATCCTGAAATGGTAGAAAAGTTGAAGAATAAGATCTATGGCAAAGATTGAAGATCTAATTGGCAAGAAGCCAAAGAAGACAGTAGTCACTGAAGATTCTATTCAGATGGGTGGCGCATTTAGCTGTCAGACATGCAATAAGATAGTTGACGAGGCCGAATATAATCGTGCTGAATACTACGTTACTTGGGTATGCCCAGAAGGACATGTTTCGAAAGTAGAACTTGGATAATGTCAGAACGTGGTGAAATAAAAAGAGACGGAGCAAAGGCTCAAAAGAATTCTGGTCGAGGCCAGTATCAAAAGGGTGATGCTAAGTGGAATCAGTTCCTTGTAGACTATAAGGAAGCATCTAAATCATTTACACTTAATCAAGATAACTGGGCAAAAATATGTACAGATACCTTTAAGGTAAGTAGAAATATGCATCCAGCATTAAAGATTATTATTGGAACAGACTCAAAGGTTAGGTTAGGAATCATTGAGTGGGCAGTGTTAGAAGAGTTAATAGAATTTTGGGAGAAAAATAATGCCTAAGAAAAAAGCACATGCATTTAATCCAATCCAGATTAAAGACGGATGGATAGTAAGATTATATAAAGACGGAAGAATTAAGTCTAAGATAGCTCCGTATGAAGTAAAACATAAGAAAGTAGAAAAATGAAAGAAATTTTATATACAACACTAACTGGAATTGCCGTAGGCGGTATTTTTAGTATATTCAAACTTCCTATTCCAGCACCTCCAGTATTTGCTGGATTGATGGGTATTGTTGGTTTATGGATTGGCTACGGGATTGTGCAGAGGTTTATTTAATGACCACGTTCTTATTTGGTATTATGCTTGGATTTGTGATTGGGTATGGCATGGGCTTACTCATGGATAAGTGGGATAGAAAGATAAAAGAAAAAAATGTCTGAGAGTACGTTAGAATTAATTAGTAAGGTAACAGAGTTTAATGACCTGCATGAGTATATGCAGGATGAGCAGCTAGACAAGGCCCTTGCCATGATAGTTAAGCTGCTTATGAATCCAGATGTACCGTCTGCAAAAGCTCCAATGATTATTATTGAATTGCAGGCTTTAAGTGCTAAATTCGCTGTATTAGCATCTTATTACACAACTATTGCTAAAGATAAGACTGGCACACCAAATAATAATAAGAAAAATATTTATTACACTGCCAATGAAGCTATTGATAGACTAGTTGATGCTCTTAAATATGCAGCGAGAAATATGTAAAATGGGAAGAGATTTAGTAACAAACTTAAAGTTTAAAAAGATAAGCGGCAGCTTTGATCCAGAAGTATTTGGAAAGATGATTGACGAGGCATATACTGCTGGAAGAAATACAGACAGGTGGGCAAAGAAGCATACATTTTCTCCAAGTACAGTGGGTTACGGATATGGAACGTGCCCAAGATATTGGTTCATAGCATTTAATGGTGCAGACTTTGAAGATAACTTCGATGCAATGGCAATTGCCAATATGGAAAACGGTAAGCAGGCTCACGACAGAATACAAACTCTCTTGCAGTCTACTCATGTATTGAAAGAGATTGAAAGAGAAATCCTATGTAATGATCCACCAGTAAGAGGATTTGCAGACATAATTCTTGACTGGAATGGCAAGGATGTTATTGGAGAGCTTAAGACAGTTAAGGATGAAATATTCCATACAAGACAAGCTCAGATGTCTCCATCAATCTCGCACTTAGTTCAGCTTCTCTTATATATGTGGGTAGAGAAGATAGACGAAGGCTTTGTCATGTATGAAAACAAAAATGATAATCAGATATTGATTATGCCTATTAATATGAATGATAGAAATAGAGAGTTAATAGAGCGCATAGTTGAGTGGATGAGGGTTGTCTATAAAAACTGGAAAGACGATCTATTGCCAGAGAGACCTTTTACAAAATCTAGCACTGTATGTAAGTACTGTCCAGTTAGAAAAGAATGCTGGTCTAGTGAAATTGGCGTACACAAAATTGAAAAGTTGGACCTTCCTAAATGATATGTGCTAGAGAAGAATGCGGAATTGAGTTTGAACAAAAGACTCATAATCAAAAGTACTGCTCAGATGAATGTTGCAGAATTGCAACTAACAAGAGAATCATGGAAAAGTACTATGAGAAAAAAGCAATAAAGAGCGGATCAGCTAGGTTTTGCAATAAATGTAAGATGAAGCTAAGCAGATATAACTATGGAGTTATGTGTAATGTCTGTGAGGCAAAGTCTAAATCTGATAAGAAAAAGAACTTACTGGAGATGCTAAATGTCGCTAGCGGCACTTCGAAAAACTAAGACCTCTAGGGTTGTTGGCATAGACGCATCAACTAACTCAGTTGCCTTTTGTGTTATGGACAACGGTATACCAGTAAGGTATGGCAAGATAGAGCTAAATGGTCAAGATATTTATGAGAAGATATATGATGCCAAGAACAAAGTTCGTGCTTTTAAAGAGGAACTAAATGCAGACTATATTGCAGTAGAAGGAGCTATCCTTGTAAGATCTCCAGATGCCGTAATTAAACTGTCTTACGTTTATGGGGTTGTAATTGCAGAGCTTATGGAGTTCGGAGCAAAGGTTGTCACCGTTTCTCCAAGTAGTTGGCAAAATTATATTGGAAATAAAAATATGAGTAAGGCGGAGAAAGATGATTTCTATTCTAAAAATCCAGGTCGTAAAGATTCTTGGTATAGAACTCAGTTGCGTGAGGCTAGAAAGCAGCGTACCTGTGATTTTATTAGCAATAAGTGGGGCATTACAATAGAAGACTATGACGTAGCAGACTCAATTGCTATATCATACTATGCATATGAAAAGTTGACGGACAGATGAAATTATATCAAAGCAAAGAATTCCTTCATAGAAGATATGTTCTTCAGAAGAAGACAATAAAAGAAATAGCAGATGAATGTGGTGTATCTCACATGACAATTCAAAGATACCTAGAGCAGTTCGGCTTAATCAAAAATCAAAGAAAGTGGACAAAATGATATCACTATGTAAAGTAGCTAATGTAAAAGACTTTGAAGCTCCAGAGTTTAAAGAGCTGTTTGAAAAGAATGATCTTGGCTACATATCTATGTTTCCAAATGCTGTTCCAAGCATTATGAATAGAAAAACTTGGGAGATAGGAATGGCTTTGATATCTTTAGATAAAACAAATGCCATTGATGAAAACTCAGAGGTTCTAGGTATTGGAGTGGCAAAAGAGCAAACAATTTCAGTACTATCAAATAAGGCAAAGCGAGTGTTTGCAACAGACATTTATCTTGAACCAGGAACATGGCACGAGTGGTATGAAAATGACTTGTTAGTAAATCCAAAGAAGTATATGGATTCCAGCTATAATAATAGACGTGTTGTATGGCAGCATGTTGATGGAAGAGACCTTCCGTATGAAGACAACTCGTTTGATGCTATTTTTAGTTGCAGTTCCCTAGAACACTTCGGAGATGCAGATGAGGTTAGAAGATCTATTGAGGAAGCATGCAGAGTTTTAAAGCCAGGCGGAATCGCTGCAATCTCTACAGAATATAAAATAAGCGGAGAAGGAGAATTCTTTCACAACGTACAGCTATTTGACGAGGAGAGAATTAATAAGATATGGCTTGAGGGTATCCCTTGGAAGCTATATGAGCCTATTGACTTTGACTTGGACGATACAGAATACATCGATTTTGAAAGAAGTATCCACGACAAACAATATCGAGATACTGCACATCCTCATATAAAGCTAGATAACGGTCATTATAAGTGGACAAGCGTACACCTTACATTTATAAAAAATAAGTAACTATACTATTAGTCAATCAAATTTGACATTTTAGTTGACCAAAAGTATACTTATATTGAGAGGTAGATATGTCAGAAGTAGAAGTAGTAGAAAAGTTTGATCGTATGAATGCTGTTGTTGAACAGCATTTGATGGGTAATAATCCTACTCAAATTGCAAAGGTGCTATCTATACCACGCAAGGACGTCCTTGAGTTAATTGATAGCTGGCGTGAAATAGTAAGAGACGATACTGGTGCCAGAGAACGTGCTAAAGAAGCAGTGTCTGGCGCAGACCAGCACTATGCCATGCTTATAAAAGAAGCTTGGAAGACTGTAGAAGATGCAGATCAAGCTGGTCAGCTTAATGTAAAGGCACAATCGCTTAAACTAATTGCTGATATTGAAACTAAGAGAATAGCAATGCTGCAGCAAGTAGGTTTATTGGACAATGCAGAGCTCGCTGGACAGTTGGCTGAAACGGAAAGAAAGCAAGAAGTTCTTGTTAAAATACTTCGTGATGTTACAGCAGAATGTTCACACTGCAAGGTAGAAGTTGCACGAAGAATATCTAGTATTACAAATAGAGTTGAAGAAGTAGTCATAGTAGAAAACGAACCAGATGTTTGATTTTGATGATCTAATTGACATTCTGGACGGAGAAGAGTTTGAAGAGCGTCCAGTAGATATTCGTGACTTTGTTACTAAAGAAGATTATTTAGGACTACCACCACTCTCAGAGTACCAGTATACTTTGATTAAAGCATCTTCTCAGATATACAAGAAGTCAACACTTGAAAAGCTTTATGGAGAAGATCTAGGAATATCTAGATGGAAAGAAACTGTTAACGAAGTAATTGCTCAGTTAGGTAAAGGATCTGGAAAAGATTATTGTTCTACAATTGCGGTTGCGTATATTGTTTACCTATTGTTATGCTTAAAGGATCCAGCAAAATATTTTGGAAAGCCTCCTGGAGACTCTATTGATATTATTAATATTGCTATTAACTCTCAGCAAGCAAAGAATGTTTTCTTTAAAGGTCTAAAGAATAGAGTCGATAAGTCACCTTGGTTTGCTGGAAAGTATATTGCAAAGGCGGATGTAATTGAGTTTGATAAGGGTGTAAGCTGCCACTCAGGTCACTCCGAAAGAGAAGCATTTGAGGGGTATAACACACTTGTTGTTATTCTAGATGAGATTTCTGGATTTAGTATTGATAATACAACTGGTCACGAGCAAGCAAAAACTGCTGGGGCAATCTATGACATGTATCGTGCATCGGTTGACTCTCGCTTTCCAGACTTCGGTAAGGTTATATTGCTTTCTTTTCCACGCTATAAGAATGACTATATACAGCAAAGATACAATGCTGTGATAGCGGAAAAAGAAACTATAATAAGATCACATAAGTTTAAGATGGTAGAAGAGATTGAGGACGGAAAGAGCGAGAACGAGTTCTCTATTGATTGGGAAGAAGATAAAATTGTTTCCTATAAGTATCCAAAGGTATACGCTTTAAGAAGACCTACATGGGAAGTAAACCCTACAAGAAGCATAGAAGATTTTAAGGTAGCATTTTATACAAACCCCACAGACGCCCTTGCACGTTTTGCATGTATGCCTCCAGAAGCAGTAGACGCATTCTTTAAGTCTCGTGAGAAGATAGAGAAAGCCTTTGTAGGTAAAAATGGCGTTGATGAAATGGGAAGATTCGAAGAATTCTTTACTCCAAATCAGGACGTGGACTATTTTGTGCACGTAGACTTAGCTCAAAAGCATGACCATTGTGCAGTTGCAATGAGCCACGTATCACACTGGGTAAAGATTAGATCATTTAATGATTATGAGCAGGTAGCTCCTGTCGTAGTTGTAGATGCGGTTAGGTGGTGGACACCAACAGCAGATAAGTCAGTAGATTTTACAGAAGTTAAAGACTATATTATTTCATTAAGATCTAGAGGTTTTAATGTTCGTGCTGTGACATTTGATAGATGGAACTCACATGATATGATGCAGCAGATTAAAAACTATAATATTAATACTGAGATTCTTTCAGTTGCAAAGCGGCATTACGAAGACATGGCTCTTGGAATTATGGAAGAAAGAATTACTGGACCAGATATCAAGCTACTAATAGACGAGCTTTTGCAGTTAAGAATTATGAGAGACAAGGTTGATCACCCAAGAAAGGGATCAAAAGACTTGGCAGACGCTGTATGTGGATCCATATACAATGCAATTTCTAGGTCTGCTAAGGGAGATAGGGTTATTGAGGTGCATACATGGGCAGAGACAGTTGATGACAACACACACGTCCACACCACAAAAGACGGAGTTCCAAAGAGAATGCCAGAAGAACTATATGATGCGATAAGAGGTATGTCTATATTATGAAGAAACAAAATATAACTTGTAAATGTGTGGGTAAGCATGTTCCACTTCCAACTAGATTAGTTGAGTTTAATGGTATATCAGTATGCCCAACAACATATGAAAATATAATGGAATATAAGAAAATGTGGGAAGTTCTGGGAACAGAACCACCAGGAAATATAAGAAAACACTTTAGCGAATTTGTGCAGGACACTGTACGCTTAAGTATTGACAAGCCAGCCGTATTAGTTTAGAATATACATACTAGCGGCAATAGCTTAGTTGGTTAAAGCCCCGAACTCATAATTCGGTAATCGTAGGTTCGAGTCCTACTTGCCGCACAGAAAGGAGTAATGATGGCAAACAAAGAACAAAAAGGTAACGCTAATAAAAAGAAAGAGCCTAAGCTCTCTCTCAAGGAAAAGCGTTTAGCAAAGCAGCAGAAGAAAGACAAGAAGTAGTATAATTGTATTACCATAGTTTGTGGATGATCCGCAGCTTGGTCCTGGCCAACGTGCTTGTAGGTACCTTGGGATGGAAAATAGTTACTGCTGCCCAGCCTGAAAAGGCTGGGCAGTATAAGTAGAAAGAGAAACGATGGCCGAAGATTTTGATCTCAGTGATGAGGATTTTGAAGACCTCATGAATTATTACATTGAGATAGGTGCAGTAGAAGTAAGCGGTGTCCTCAAAGATGGACAATTTATTTATAAAATAACAGACTCAGCTCAAGAATTAGCTCCAGAGCTATGGCAAATGCATACTGAGGCTATCGATGACGCTATGATAGATCTATATCAAAAAGGCTTAGTACAGGTTGAATATGATGAAGAGCTTAATGCACAAATTAAATTAAGTAAAGAAGCAAAAGAGTTGATGGAAGAGTACGGTTTTGTAGATATGGAAGGCAACGAAGATGATTAATTTTCAGTCAATGAGCAAAATATCTGGAGATGCTTATCAAGAGGTTGTAAGGCTAGATCTAGAGTCTCGTGGCTTTATGCACTTAGACACAGATATAGAAATAGAAAATACTGGATGTGAAGTCGACTTTGTTGCAGACATGATTGAATATGTTGAATGTAAGGGCGGATACAATGGAGAGCATAAGCGTCCAGGAGCTAAGAGGACAGACAATGTTAAGAAGTCTATAGCTAACGCAGCACTTATAAAGGCAGAAAGACCAGAAATATACTATGTTGTGTATTTTTCCTCAAAGCCCAAGCAGGGTAGTTACTCTGATAAGATGATTAGAACAGCAATAAAGCATGGGATAGTAGACGAGGTAAGATACCTTGCCTATAATGGAAAGGAAGCAATTGTTTAATTTACCTCTTACTACAGAAGAAGCGGATCAGCTTCAGAATTTTGTTACAGACCATATGAATGCCTGCTATATGTATTTATATGATGAGGAAGACGTCCAAGAAGGCTGGGAGCCATATGATCCTTATGACGGATGTGAAACCTGCAATGTCCGTGAGCAATTAATGGCCACATTTGACTGGCTTAGGTCTAGACAAAAAGTAGATATTTTTGTAGAATAGGCTTATGCCTTCGTAGCTCAGGGGACAGAGCGACGGACTTCTAATCCGCAGGTCGCAGGTTCGATTCCTGCCGAGGGCGCATTGACTTCTTTATTTTAATAAAGTATAATATAGATATATACAAGGAGATATTATGCCAAAAGGTAGATACACAGTAGGTGCTAGAGGAACACATGGTTGTTCTGGATATCCAGTAGTAGGTGACACTGGTAAGGTTCATGGTTGTCACAAGACTAGAGCAAGTGCAAGAGCACAGCAAGCAGCCATCTATACATCTACCGCTAAAGATAACTCCTATGATGTTGACTCAGCAATATTAAAGTGCTGTCCAGATTCAGAAATTGAAAAAGCTCAGGGTCCATGCTGGGAAGGTTATGAGCAGATTGGGTGGAAGACAAAGGACGGAAGAAGAGTTCCAAACTGTGTTCCAAAAGACAAGACCACTAAGGCTGCTGGAGATAGATTTGAAATTGTTGAAGAGCATCCAAAGTGCGAAGGTGTGGCACTTGTAGAAAAAGACGGAACAACTGTACTATGCTACTTAAATAGAGAAGAAGCAGAAAAAGCATTAGCAGATATGAGATTGGAAGAACCAGAAGCATCTATGAGACCAGATCCAGATACAGCAAAGTCTATGGATGAAGATGATGAAGATGGCGAATCACACGACAAGAAGAAAAAGAAAAAGAAGAGCGAGTTCTGGAGAGGAGCATTTGCTTGACAATAACAGAAGAGTTGGTGGAAGATAAGCAGGAAGACATTGAGCTTACTGCTAAAGATCGATGTGACTCATGCGGAGCACAAGCATTTGTTTATGTAAAAGGATTGTCTGGGGAATTATATTTCTGTGGACACCACTATGCAAAGAATGAAGAAAAGCTAAAATCATGGTCCTTTACAACCATTGATAAGCGTGATACAATTAATAAGAAGTCAGAATCAAGCAACTAATAGAACGGAACTGCGGTGCAAACATTTTTACCATACAGTGACTTTGACGAATGTGCAATGGTCTTAGATTCTAAAAGACTAAATAAACAACTACTAGAAGGCAGACAAATCCTTAGTGCTTTGGCTGGTCAGACGGCTGGCTGGAGAAATCATCCAGCTACTAAAATGTGGCGTGGTTCTGAGCTAGTACTGTATAACTATCTTAACGCTATTGCAAAAGAATGCTATACACGAGGAATCAAGTTTAAGAAGAATTTAGATGCAATTGATCAAACTATAGATGTATACTTTCAAGGCGTTGAGCATAACAATAGGCCATTTTGGATGAAAGATCAAACAATGTTGCGTAGAATTAATGCTACACACCAAGCAAATTTGTATAGAAAAGATTCTTATGAGTATGCAATTTTTCAATCAGCATATGATGATCCTCTAAATGAGCCTTGTTGTGAAACATGTCTATATTTTTGGCCAACGCATACGGAGTAAATATGCCAATATATGAATATAAATGTGATTGTTCTGAAGAGATTATAGAGATACAGAGATCTATTCTTGATCCAGAGGTTATTCCAGATTGCCCTAAATGCGATAGCGCAATGAAAAAAGTATACAGAACCTTTGGAATTGATCTAAAAGGTTCTGGTTGGTACTCTAAAGGAGGCTAACAAATATTGGGGATTAGCTCAGTCGGCAGAGCGGGAAACTGTTAATTTCTAGGTCATAGGTTCGAGTCCTATATCCCCAGCTCGGAAGAAGGATACCACTGCATAGGACTAGTGCCTATTAGGGACCGCCCTACGGATAAAGTTGGATAGTCTGGCATGCTGACCAACCATGCGTTGTATGAAAATGATATCTAAGTAATACAATAAGTTGGTCCAACACATGCGAGTGTTGCATAATGGTAGTGCTTCTGCCTTCCAAGCAGATGGTGCCAGTTCGATTCTGGTCACTCGCTCCAAGGTCTCATAGCTCAGTTGGTTAGAGCGCCGCCCTGTCACGGCGGAGGTCGACGGTTCAAGTCCGTTTGGGATCGCAAGCCTTGTAGGGTATAATTGTATAGTCAAGGAGAAAAAAATGGCTATGTATACATATTTTACAAAGATAGATAAGGTTGTAGACGGAGACACAGTAGATGTGTTTATCGATCTAGGCTTTAGCGTTTGGCATAAAGAAAGAATTAGACTGGCTGGTATTGATACTGCAGAAAAGAACACAGTCTTTGGAAAAGCTCTAAAGACCTACATGATCTCTTTGTTAGAAGGAAAGCTTGTAAAGCTTGAAGTTTCAAAGCCAGATAAGTACGGAAGATACCTAGGTATAATTTACCTTGACTCTGAAGAAAGTATTAATGATCAAATGATCAGATTAGGTTTAGCTAAGCCTTATGGCGGAGATTCAAAAGTAGGTCTTTGGACTGAGCAAGAGTTATCAAAGTCTACTATAGACGTAAAGTTATCATAAAGGAATAAATATGGCAGAGAAAACATACGCACCTACAGAGGGTATGAAGATTGCAGCACGTAGAGCCCTAAAGTGGAAAGAAGAAGGCAAAGCAACTGGTGCTGGGACAGCGGTAGGTTGGGGAAGAGCTTCAGATATTGTTGCAGGTAGATCAATGTCTCTGTCTGTAGTAAAAAGAATGTACTCATTCTTCTCACGCCATGAGGTGGACAAGAAGGGCGAAGACTTTAATAATACAAGTAACCCTTCTAATGGAAGAATTATGTGGGATGCATGGGGTGGAGATGCAGGCTTTACATGGTCTCGTAAGATCGTAGAAATGAATAAGAATATATGGGCTGGTGTCTTCGTGGAAGAAAATCTAAATGAAGATACAGTTTGGTTTGACAAAGATCTTGACGAAACCTCTTCTAACTAGTATAATAGTAAATAGAATCTAGAGAAAGAAATTTAATGATACTTGATTATGACTATGCCCATAAGGTTGTAAAGAAAAATTATAATCTTTATTGGGATGGTTGGACTATCGTTTCATGGAGAAAAGATAGTGGCGGAATGTATAAGAAAAATGGAATTAGAATCAAAGGCCAGTGGTGCATACACGAAAGATTTGAAGTAAGATCTGACGGGAAGTGGGAGATACCAGATCGTTATGTCAGAAATACTTGATATTTTAGGTGTAGATAAAGAAGATATTAACTGGACAGACATTGCTACATGCAGTGGAATCGAAACAAATTATTTCTTTGATGATTATGAAAACGATGCAATCTTAGCTAAGAATATAGATGAGATGTGCATGATATGTCCAGTTGCTAAGGACTGCCTACTTGCAGGTGTTGAAAATAGCGAGTACGGTGTGTGGGGCGGAGTTTATTTATCTTTAGGTAAGATAGACAAGACTAGAAACGCACACAAGACACAAGAGTTTTGGAAAAAGTGGAAAGCAAGACATGGCTGGAAGTAAGGTATTCTATACCAAACAAATGGCTGGTGCGGTAAGGCAAGTAAAAAAGCCCTTTCCTGGAATTTTAATTGATATTGTTGAATACCCAGAATTTTTAACTATAAGAATGTATGAAGATAATATAATGTCCTATGATATTAATCAGAGGGTAGTTATAACCGATTACATAACATTAGTTAGAAAAGTAATAGAATCTTTTGGTGTAAGATGCGAGTTCGAAGGAGTTCCTGGAGATGGTAAACGAAAGTAACGAACGGTACCAAATTGTATGGCTTCATGAAGAGCAAGTTCATGGTGTGATTATGCAGTTTGGAGCTTATGGTTCGCTTATTAAATACAATAAAGACGGAATAGAATACCAAACCTACTTTGATAGTGATGATTTTACTATACTTGACGAGATAGGTTTCCTACATATTGAGGAAGATCTAGATGGACAAGATCCTTTGCTATAGTTGCAGTATAGCAAGAAACAAAATTAACGCAGTTAAATCAAACTTAATACCGACTATTAATCTAATGCTTTGCGAGACATGCTTAGCTTCTGGATATGAGCCTAGATGGGCAATAGTTATTGCTGGAAGGCAGAGTGGGTCGGAATTAGTGAAAGATTATGTATTAAATAAGAAATATATAGGCGAAGAAATAGTGGCGAGTGAGTTACTTATATGAATAAGTTTGAGAAGTTAGGGTATGTAATAGGATTATTAATAGCAGTATTTTCATGGCTAGGATTAATTATATGGTCAACCATTGAGCTATTTAGTAGGATTATTAATGATACAGGTGATCCATTTCCAGTATTGACAACTCTATTTATTATTAGTATAATGGGTAGGTTGACAACAATTAACAGCGATTTTAGAAAAATCGTGGAATGGATTAATAAATGACCTGCATAGTTGCGGTAGTAAATTCAAAAGGTTCATACATTGCAGGTGACAGAGGTGCATCTGATAGCAATATTATATTGCCGTTAGCTCACCCAAAAGTTTGGAAGACTGGACAGTATCTTTTTGGATACTACGGAAGCATGGATGGCGAAAAGGTTATGTATAACTTTGTACCCCCAGCACCAAAAAAAGATACAGATAAGTTCATGTTAAATGAATTTACCAAATCACTTAAAGAATTCTACGACGAGCATTTTGTGTTCAGTACGCAGGATAAAGAAGCAGATTTTGGCATGATCATTGTCGTAAACGGATTAATGTATGAACATGATGCGGGTGTAATGTCGATGACAAGATTTGCAACAAACCATCTATCGGTTGGAAGCGGTTCAGAGTATGCATACGGTTCTTTGCATTCTACAGAGGCTTGGTCAGATGGTAAGAAAAGAGTAAGAATAGCTGTTGATGCAGCAACTAAATATTCAACCTCATGTATGGGGCCTATAGACGTAGTGGAGGTATTACACACAAAATGAATTACGACGACTTAGAAGTAATTGTTAAGAAAGTAGTAGCGGAGTTTGGAGCAGAGTTCTTTGAGAATTCTAGCGACCCAGAAGACCAAGAAGTTATGTTAGAAAACTTAGATCGTGCTGAGAAGTATGTGAGTTTTACTATAAATAGATTCATGACTCATTTTAATAGCGTAGCAGAAATGTTGACAGAATCAAATGACTGAGGTAGAATTTGAAAAAGAAGTAAAGAAGATTTTTGATGAAGCCTATACCTTGCTAATTAGAAAGCATAGGGATTACGGCCCAAAGAATATTTCATCAGCTCCAGGAGGGGCTCTGAATGGCTTAATCGTAAGAAAGCACGACAAGTTTGAAAGAATTAAAAACCTTTTCTTTGTCAGAAAAAACGATAAGCCGCAGTTTGAAACGCTCAGAGAGTCATTTATTGATGATCTGAACTATAGCGCAATTGCCATGATGGTAATTGACGGAAAATGGCCAGAGTAGGATTTGACTCAAATCCGTACTTTTGGTATGATTAAGACTTGTGTGGGAAATAAGCTCACATATAAACCAAATCAATTGAAGAGGAAATAAAACAAATATGAAGAAACTATCAATTCTAGTCGCTTCTGTACTTGGCGCAACAGTTCTTGCTGTGGCTCCAGCATCAGCGGCTCCAATGACAGTTGCAACATCAACAGGTGCAGTATCAGGTGGTTCAACAACATGGACAACCGTTACTACTGGCACATCAGCAGCAACAGCAATTACACGTCCAGTCCCAGAAGATAACTCTATCGAAGATGGCGACGTTGTAAAGTTTGTTGCAACAGTTGATACTGGTACAAGCGTATCAGCAACTGCTACAAATGCAACAATCGTTCTAGCAACCGCTACTGCAGCAGCACCAGTTACTGCAGCATCAGGATCTGCTTCAACTACAATTGCAACAGGTACTGGCACAACTGCTACATTCTATGTTTATACAAAGACAACAGCAGTCGGTACAGTTGTGATTAACAACGGTGGCACAACTCTTACATACTATGTACAGGGTACAGCAGGAAAGATCAACACAGTAGCACTTACTGGAAATGATTCTGGATCAACATCAAGCGTAGTAACAGTTACAGCAACTGCTACAGACGTATTCGGAAACAAGATTTCTGGTAAGACACTCACAGCACTCATTGTGAATGGCACTGTTGATACAACAACTGCTACAACAGGTGCTACACTAACAAACTTTGGTTCAGCAGAATTCAAGGTAACACTTCCTACTACTGGTACAACCACATTGGTTGTTTCAGCAGCAACAGGAGACATTGCAGCAACAGTTGCTGGATTTAATACACCAGTATCAAGCGTTGTAAAGTCAGTCGCAGTTCGTGATCTTGTTGGAGAGCTTGCAGCATCTGCAGCAGCTCTCGCAGCAGAGAAAGCAGGACGTGCAGCAGATGCAACAGTAGCAGCCACAGCTCTCGCAGCAGAGAAGGCAGCAGCAGCAACAGCTAAATTGGCAGCAGAAGCAGAGATTGCAAAGCTTAAGTCAGAAGCAGTTTCAGCGAAGCTCGCATCAGACAAGGCACTTGCAGATGCAACTGCAGAAATTGCAAAGCTCAAGTCAAATAATGCAGCAGAGCTTGCAAAGATCAAGGCATCATTCAATGCACTCGCTAAGAAGTGGAATGCAAAGAATCCAAAGGCTAAGGTTACACTAGTTAAGTAATTCTGCTTAACATAATGGGGGACGGAGAAATTCGTCCCCCATTTACTTTATATTCATACTCAGTTAACCAATTTAGGCTAAGTTCAGAATATTTATTTGATATGATTAATATATGAAAATAAAATCTATTATCATACCTTTAGCATTAGCAATTTTAGCTAATGCTTTTTTTATTACTACTTCACATGCCGATAACCTTACAGGTGCTGGATCCACATTCTCTGCTAATTTTGTAGACAGATGTAGGGTCGAATTTCTTAAATCTACAGGAGACTCTATTTCATATGGTCCAAATGGGTCTGGGGCAGGTAAGAATATGTTTACCAATGGGATAACAGATTTTGCTATGTCAGATGTTCCTTACTCTGGGTCAGAACCTAGGCCAACAAAAGAGTTTGTATATGTACCGCTTGTAGCAGGACCAATTGGAATCATTTATAGGCTTGATGGGTACAAAATTAATATTAAGATGAGCAGAAATACCCTAGCTAAAGTTTTTGCAGGACAAATAACAATGTGGAATGATCCACAGATATTAAAAGAAAACATGATAGGTACAAGACTGCCTAAGATACCAGCAACGAAGATTCGAGTTGTGTACCGTATGGATGGATCTGGAACATCAGAAGTATTCACCTCATACCTTAATGCCGTTGCTCCAACTATATGGACTAAGCCAGGAAATAAAAACTTTGTAACAGTATTCCCTGGAGATATAAACAAATCTGTTTATATGAATAGCGCTTCTGGATCACATGGAGTTGCAATGGTTCAGAGTACTACAAACGGATCTATAGGATATAATGAAATATCTTATGCAAGAGATCTAAAAACAATTTCTGTTGAAAATGAAGCTGGAAGATTTATGCAACCAACCACCGCAGCAGCATCTGTATTTCTTGGAGATTTTGTTGCAGATAAGAGTGGGGCGGTTAAAATAAACTATAAGAACCCTAATAAGCTATCCTATAATATATCTACTTTTACTTACGGAATAGCCTATAAGGAAAAGAACTCTAAGAACGATACAGTAAAAAAGTTCTTTAATTTCATGGTAGATTCTTGTGGCAAAAAAGCAGAGGATCTCGGATATTCTCCAATAAGAGGCTCAATGCTAAAGTTTGCAAAAGCAAGGATATCAGAGATATCTAGCAAATAATATACATTTGAAGGGGGCAGTTAATCTGCCCCCTTTTTTATATCCAAATGATATAATTATATTAGTTAACACGGAGAGGAAAATTAGATTATTAAGAATAATAACAGCCTCAACGTTGGCATTTGGATGGTTGTTTTTATCCCCAGCCAGCGCTGATGACCCTATAACTTTGGGCGGACAAAGGATAGAAGACCTTAATAACAAGCTTAATAACCTCACAGACAAGACAAAAACTCAAGAATTAATCTCCATAGCTGAAGACAAATATGACACTGCTGTAGAGGCTCAGAATGCCCGTAATGCCTCAATTTTAGCCTATGAAAATGCAGTTACAGCAGAAGCAAGCGCCCTATCAGAATTAAATAGTGCACAAGATGAACTAGATATTGCACAATCTAATTTAAATGATCAGCAAGAAGTTGTTGATTCTGCCCTTCAAAATAAAAATGATGCCAGAGATCTACTTGACATAGCTAATATCAACCTTCAAACATCCCAGTCAAACATGCAATCTGCTGGAGGATCAGGACTACAGTACACAGTATATAACCTAGCAAGAGTGTGGCCAAGTATAGCCGTACCTGATAGTGTAATTTGTTCTGGCACATGGAATTCAAGCTCTATGCAATTACCAGTCTGTGGCAATAGATATGAAAATATAGTGGTTAAGTTTACTGGGCAGATAACAGTACCATCACACTGGACATCCACCTACTTTGCAGGATATACAGATGATGGATTCAAAATGTATATTGATGGTCAGTTGGTAATTAGTAACTGGGTAGAGCAAGGAGTTAGCTGGAGTTCTTACTCGCCAGTATATGATGTCACTGAAGATAAGACATTTGATGTAGAAATATGGTGGTATAACGGTGGTGGTCCAGGCTCGTACCATCTTGGATGGGCTATTCCTGGAGGATGGACAGGAGCTGGATGCGATTATACTGGTGGATGGGGAGTAGGATTTAGTTGTAATCTAAATACATTCTCTTCAGGATCAGGACCAACCCAAGCCCAGATTGATGCATATAACAACGCTTTGTCAGAAAAAAACTTAGCTCAAAATGTTTATAACGATAAGTTAAATGTTTATAACCAAGAAGTTGAAGTCCTTAATGATTTGCAAGATGTTTTAGATCAGGCCCAAGATGAAAAAGATAGTGCACAGACTGCATATGAAACTGCACAGTCAACTACAGCATCAGCATTAATATCAAAAGATAGTGCTGTTGAAGCTTATAACAATTCAATAAGCGATATGAATGATGCAATCACTGCTGCAGAAGAACAGTACATTTCTCAATGGGATTTTGAGGAAAAGCAGAGAGTTGCTGCTGCTATTGCCGTCGCTCTTGCAAATATGCCACAGCCTGCACCATCTCCACCTGCTGTAGAACCAACACCACCTCCTAAGCCAGAGCCTAAGCCTTCAGATCCGCCAGCAGAGGAGCCAAAGCCTGAGCCAACACCACCAGTTGCTAATCCTGACCCAGATGGTGCTATTGGAAACCCAAAACCTGAACCTAAGCCAGAACCAGCTCCAGAGCCAGAACCTAAGCCAGAACCAGCTCCAGAGCCTGAACCTAAGCCAGAACCAGCTCCAGAACCACCTATAGAGCCTATGCCTGAGCCTAAACCACTTCCAAGACCAGACTTCAAGCCAGCAGAAAACATTGATCCAGCTATCAAGGATGCAGAGTTAGCAGCACTTATACCAGAAAAGGGTAGCGGAACACAGGAAGACTTATCTGGTGTTATTGCAAATCTAACAAGTAAGGATAACAAGTTAGTTAAACTTTCTCCAGAGCAAACAGCAGCAGTAAGCCAAACACTTAAAGCGCTAACTCAAGAAGCTAAACAAGAAATTGCAAAGGATCTTGGTATTTCTTCGGCAGAGGTTGCAAAAGTAGCAGAAATCATGAAGGCGGATCCAGCGGTAGCATCAGCATTTGTGGAGTTTGCAGAAAGAGCAGCAGAAGCAGGAGATTCCTCAATGCCATTTACACTAGCAGATGCAACGACAGAAGTCCAGACAGAAGAATTTTTAGAAGACCCACTTGGAGCGGTACTATCAGTGGATGTAACAGAACTCCTATCTAATTTCTCAGAATTAGGTATGGACATGACAGACGATCAAAGAGAAAAAGCCCAAGAAGTGATTATTCCAGTCGTAATAGTTTCACAGATTGCAAGCACTCTTATTGGGATGAGGAGATAAAATGAAAATAATCAAAAAAATTGTGAAGGGATTCTTCACATGGCTTAAAGATGCTGGAGTTGAAGTAATCGCACAAGCCTTTACTCTCCTTGGTTTCTTTATTGCCTGGCTAACATTAACAGGATCAGCAAGAGATATTGTTGGTATTGCTACACTAGCAGTAACAGCAGTATGGCTTATAACAATACCCCTCAGAAAGGAGGAATAATATGGCAAGAAAGAAAGAAGCAGATTATACAGTTATTGATGAGGCAACTGGACAGACAGCAATTGGTGGAGCCGTAACAAACCTATGGAATATATTCTTAAGAATTGTTGCAGTGTTTGCTGCTTCAGGACTTTCAGTAATTGGAGCAGGAGCCGTAGTAGGAATTAATACTCTAACAGCCGTAACCATGGCTGGACTATTGGGTGTAGCAACAGTAGTTGAAAGACTAGCTCGTTCATTCCTAGACGATGGAAAGCTGAGTGCAGAAGAAATCAATGCAGCGTTTTCTAAAGTAGATAAGCAAGCTCAGTAATTTTGACTGATTAGGGGGCATAGGTTATAATTGACTTATGCCCCTTAGTCGTGGGCCAAAATAGGAAGGGTATGAGATGGCTGTAAAAGGTTCATTAGAAGCAATCATTGAAGTTGCTAAGAAAGAAATTGGGACTATTGAAGGTCCAAAAGATAACGAAACAAAGTACGGTAAGTGGACAGGTGCAAACTTCTTGCCATGGTGCCAGTCATTCGTTTCTTGGTGTGCATTTACTGCAGGGCTAGATCCAAAGAAATATCCAAAGAGTGCTGCTACAGTAGCGGCATCTGATTGGTTTAAGAAAAATAATCGTTGGGCAGATGCACGTAATGATGATCCAACTCCTGGAGACTGGATTTATTTTGATTTCCCAGACGATGGCGTAAATAGAATTTCACATGTAGGTCTTTGCATAAAGAACAACGGAGACGGAACAATTCAAGTTATTGAAGGAAACACTTCAGGAACTGCTAAGGGAGATCAGCGCAATGGCGGAATGTGCGTAGAGAAGACTCGTGCATATGTAAAGAATAATAAGCCAAAGCTTATGAATGCAATTGTAGGTTGGGGTCGCCCAGTATATTCTGGAGAGGAAAATGTTCCACTACTTTCAAAGGTTGGATCAACAGATGCTCCAGCTTCAGCACCAGCACCAGCAGTCAAGAAAGAATTTAAGCCATTTAAGTTAGGTGCAAAAGGAACTTCTGTAAAGAAGATTCAAGAAGCTCTAAAGCTAAAGGCAGACGGAGACTTTGGTCCAGGAACAGATAAGGCAGTTAAAGACTTTCAGACAAAGGCTGGACTACCTTCTACTGGAGTAGTAGATCAAGTTACATACAAGAAGATTCTTGGTAAGTAAATGGACTCAACAAAAAGAACTCTGATCAAGACGGCAAGTTGGGAAACTTTCCACTTGGTCGGTGTTGCTGGTGTTATTTATTTATTTACTGGTGAATGGGAATATGCAAGCCTAGGAGCACTGCTATACATAGGCTGGGAAGCTTTAGGATATTTCATTCACGAAAGAGTATGGGCTAAATTTGGAAATAAAGTCAAGTAATTAGCTTGACTTTACCCAAATTATTTTGATATAATATACATATCACCCGCCTAATGGGGGTGAACTAGTAACTCGCTTAATAAAGGAGATATAAATGGTTACATATACAACTACATGGAATTCATTATTTAATGATCCATTTTTCATCGGCTTTGACAGACTAGCCAACAAAATCAATACAACAGCAACAAACTCTCAAGGGTTCCCACCATACAACGTCGTAAAGAAAGACGAAGAAACTTGGGTAGTGGAACTTGCTGTTGCTGGCTTTACAAAGGAAGACATTACTGTCACAGAGCAGGACGGAACTCTAAAGATCGAAGGATCTAAGGAAGACGGAACTGTAACAACAGATTATCTACATCGTGGTATTGCAAATAGAAAGTTCACAAGAAGCTTTGCTTTGGGTGAATATGCGTATGTAGATAACGCTGAGCTCAAGGACGGTATGCTTAACGTAACAGTTAAGATTGAACTTCCAGCTGAGAAGAAGCCAAAGAATATCCGCATTAAGTAATATAAATAGAAGTGTCAGGAGACTGACCAAAACTAAATAAGAGATGGCAGGGGAGTCTTGACTCCCCTGCCATATTTAGGTATAATGGAGATACTATGAAAAAACTATTACATTTTACAGCAGAGTGGTGTACTCCATGCAAGGCTATGAAGCCAGTTATCGCATCTTTTCTAGAAGATAATCCAGGAATGGAATATGAGCAGATTGATGTTGATAAGCATCCTGAGATGACAAGAGAGCACAATATCCTTAGTGTGCCAACATTTATTGCATTTTATAACGATGAGAGGGTAGGTTCTATCGGTGGTGCTGTTCCAAAAGCACGACTAGAAACCTTATTTGCAAACTATGAGTGATGATTTTTTAAATGCTTTGCTTTCTACTGGTCCTAAAGAAGAAGACATACGTAGAAAAATTCATGACGAACTTCGTGACATGTCATTAGTATTTACAGAAAAAGGACGGAGCCAAATGGCTGCTGGACTAACCCTTGCCTCTATGGTAGCATTAGGAATGAAGATAGATACAGAAGGCCATAGAATATTTGATGAGCTTTTAGATCTAAGTAATACAGAATCAGCTCCAATTAAAGAAACAGATGCTATGGGTAGAGAAAAGTTTTGGGAAGATCTAGGTAGACCAGATGGCTCGTGATTGCTCTGGACCTAGCCTATTAAGTATTTGTCAATGGATAATAAATAACGTAGAGTCTAAAGATTACTATCAGCTAGAATTATTTAATTACTCTGTAGAGCACAGGTGGATACCTAATGAAGATAGGTTACACAAAGAGGAGTACTTTACTTTATTTCCGTATGAATCAGCGGTTAATTACGTTCGGTCTTACGAACAGGCTTCTTAGCTGTATTTTGTTCGATTCTGTTAACAGCATCACGAAGACTTGAACCGTTATTGGTGAATAGTTCGTGTTTGATGGTTGTAATTTCTTGTTCAATTTTCTCAAACCTTTCGTTACCTTCTTTAAGTCTTTCTACAACACCTGGATTATCTTCTGTGCCATTCCAGTCTTCAATGAATTTGAACCAAGTCTTGAATAGCTTAAAAAACTTGTTAAATATATAAATAAGCGCTGAAAAAGCAGCGCCTACAAGTACGATCCATTCAAGAATATTCATGATAGTATAAGTATATATTAGTATTTATTATGATATAAGAAAAAATTAAATATTTTTTTATTTTACACGCTTATTCTTAGTTGACAAGAATTTATGTGTTAGTGTATAATATACATTACAACAACGCAGAGTAGAGAAGCTCGGTTATCTCGTCTGGCTCATAACCAGAAGGCCACGGGTTCGAATCCCGTCTCTGCTACTAATCCTGTAGTGGGGGTTAAATGACCTATCAGATGTCATTAAACTGGGTAAAATGACCTGAGCACGTCTATGTAAACTGCTCTCTATCGTGGGTACTGGGTACGGATTGGTCTCCAAAACCGATCTTGCAGAGTTCGATTCTTTGACACGGTGCAAACAGAGGAGCGACGGCAACTCTGGAATATGACTGAACGAAGTCTTTTGTCAGCAAGGGATGAGTAAGGTACACTGGGGGATTAGCGTCCTGATCTTAGCGGGTCTAACTGGTGGTCGGATGAAAGCGTATATCATACAATGGTATTGTTGACTTATCCGTGGTGGTAAAAGGCAATCCACCTATTCACAATAATTATAAAACCCTGCATTAGCCATTACAATGCAGGGCTTTATATTTTGCTCTAGTAGTCCAATTGGTAGAGGCGCATGTCTTAGCAACATGATGTTGTAGGTTCAAGTCCTACCTGGAGCACTATTGACAACTTCACATTAATTTATTATACTTAAGTAATGATCAATATGGATATTCCAGACCCATTTGATACATTTGTGTCAAAAAAATATAGGAACTATATTGGTTCAAAGTATGACTTTTTTGCAAGGGAATGGGCTATGAATTGCGGGTGTTGCAACGAAGAGCTTTTTGCAAAAACAAGGAAGATGCTTGTTAAGATAAGGCTATATCATACTAGAAATGAATGTATGGGTGGATACTAATGAACTGTAATAAATGCGGTATGGACAAAGAACACATTGAATATTGGGATACCCATCAAACCATGAGTGACTATAAGGTGTGGTGCAAGAATGGATCTTGAATTAGGTCAAATGTTACTAAGCAATAATGATTGGCACAAATACGATTGTTATTGGGCATCAGATGGATTAAATTTGATTGCAGAGGTAATTGCTGAGTTGCGTGGAGAGCAGTACTCTACTTATGGATGGAATGGATTGCTTACATCTAATTCAGGTTCAGAAGAATACATAAATGATGTATTTGAGATGCGACCTTATTGCTGGTGTGGTATGGTGTGGGAAGAAGATCCAAATCACCCGCATGCTCAGGGTTGTCCTCCAAACTTTTTATACAAGCCAAACGGAATGATAATTACATGGTACAAGCATGCAGCTCGTGGAGCAACTTCAAATAAAAAATATCCAGGGGCCAGAACTTGGTTTGAAATAGTTAAGCATTGTATTGGGAGTATAGAATGACAGATCAGATAATTAGGCTTCTTTCTGTTATTATTAATAATGAAATTCAAAGGGATCAATGGATGAATGGTTATAATCATGCCTTTAAGATGTCACCTGTTGAAATGATTAAGGCGGGAAAAGAAGAAGAAGTAATAAAATATTTAATGTATCAGATTGAGGGTCCATACTAATGACACACGATGAGATGATGCTAAGAATAGCACAGCTATCTATTACACCTGAAACTAATGTGGTTCCAAGCGAATTAGCAACTGCTTTGATGGCAGTAGTTGAATATATTAGACCCAATGACTGGGACTTTACTGATGAAAAGTATAACAAGACAGAGATATTTAAGATTATTGAAAGGCATCTAAAATGAGCAAAAAGAAAATTGATCGCCCAGAATATATAATTAAGGTTAATCGTGACTGGAGATATGGCAAGAGAGCCAGATTCTGGGATATTCAAAAGTGGTATCAAATGGGTGCAGGTCCAGAAGACGGATATTGGGGAAATGCTTGTAAGGGTGGTCTAGCATATACTGAGTGGGGTATGTGGTGGGCTATTAAAAGAAGGCTAAAGAAGATGCAGCTTGGATATAGCAATACCTATTTTAATTTAGATAAGTCTAAAATAAAAGACCTATTGTAAAATTTGCTATAAAATGATATACTATTAAAAACAGAAAGAAGTAAAATGATTAAACCTATGGGTGCAAACCTTTTAGTAAAGAAGATTGATTCAGTAGATAGAACTACTAAGAGTGGGCTAGTAATCTCAGCAGCCCTTACAGACAGTGATTTAACACAGGCTACCGTAATCCTAGTTGGGGACGGAGAGCAGAACTACCTTGGAGATACCATCAAGGTAGACTATATTAGTGTTGGGGATATCATCTATTACGCAGAGCGTAATGGTACAGAGATCGAAGATTTCGATACCAATGAGAAGTATTATC